ATATTAATAAAAGAACTAAATTTGATGCTTCAATCAGTTCTGGATTAGCGGTTATGGCATGTAATAGACATTTGTATACGCCTAATGCAGCAATAAAAAAAGAAACAGTAAATTTAAATATCGCAAAATATAAAAATAGTGGTATTTTATCGAAATTAATAAAGTAAATATGGCACACCAAATAAAAAAAGGTTATTTTCCAAGTCAAATCGCTAGCGATCTTGAAAAAGCTGGTTCAGATTATGGATTAGAGGTTGCTCAAGCTATTGAGTCTGAATGGTTTGGAAGAGATTCTGGTATGAATAGATTTAATGCAAATCAAGCAGAGTTTCACCGATTAAGATTATATGCTAGAGGAGAGCAAAGCATACAAAAATATAAAGATGAATTATCTATTAATGGTGATTTATCTTATCTTAATTTAGATTGGAAGCCAGTACCAATTATACCTAAATTTGTAGATATTGTAGTTAATGGTATTGCTGATAGGGTTTATGATATAAAAGCATACTCACAAGATCCTTTTGGTGTTAGTAAAAGATCATCTTACATGCGTTCTATGTTAAGGGATATGGAAACCCGTAATCTTAATGATTATGTTGCACAAACTTTTGGTATTGATTTATGGGAAAATAATCCTGAAAAATTACCAGAAGATGAAGATGAACTTTCTGTTCACATGCAATTAACGTATAAACAATCAATTGAAATAGCAGAAGAACAGGCAATTAATACTATATTAGATGGTAATAAATATGATTTAACAAAAAGAAGATTTTATTATGATCTAACGGTTATTGGAATAGGTGCTGTAAAAAATACTTTCTCAAAATCTCAAGGCGTAACTGTAGATTATGTTGATCCAGCAAACTTAGTTTGGTCACATACCGAATCACCTTATTTTGATGATATATATTACATTGGTGAGGTAAAAAATATACCAATGAATGAATTAAAAAAACAGTTTCCAGAATTAACTGATGAAGATTTAACAGAAATAACAAATCAAGGTATACACAGAAGCTCTTTAAATAGAAACAATGTATATGATACAACAAATTTAGATAACAATATTGTTCAAGTTTTATATTTTAATTATAAAACATATAAAAATGAGGTTTATAAAATAAAAGAAACTGGAAGTGGTGGATCAAAAATATTAATAAAAGATGATAGTTTTAATCCACCTTTAGATGTTGTTGATGAAAGATTTGGTAAATTATCTAAATCAGTTGAAGTATTATATGAAGGGGTTTTGGTTTTAGGAACTAAAAAATTGCTTAAATGGGAAATGGCAAAAAATATGATGCGTCCAAAAAGCGATTATACTAAGGTTAAAATGAATTATTCACTTTGTGCGCCTAGGGTATATAAAGGAAAAATAGAATCATTAGTTGGTAGAATAACGGGTTTTGCGGATATGATTCAATTAACTCATTTAAAACTTCAACAAGTAATGTCTAGATTAGTACCTGATGGTGTATATTTAGATGCAGATGGTTTAGCAGAAGTTGATCTTGGTAATGGAACAAATTATAATCCACAAGAAGCACTAAACATGTTCTTTCAAACTGGTAGTATAATTGGTAGATCATTAACACAGGATGGTGATGGAAATCCTGGTAAAGTTCCTATACAAGAAATAGCAAGTGGATCAGGTGGACAAAAGATGCAAAGTTTGATTCAAACATATAATTATTATTTACAAATGATAAGGGATGTAACGGGATTAAATGAAGCTAGGGATGCTAGTACCCCAAGTGAATACAGTTTGGTTGGTGTACAAAAAATAGCAGCTGCAAATTCTAATACAGCAACAAGACATATTTTACAAGGTGGTTTATTATTAACAGCAGATTTAGCAGAATGTTTATCATTAAGGATTGCTGATATTTTAGAATATTCACCAACTAAAGATGCTTTTATACAACAAATTGGAGCGCATAACGTTGGAACACTAGAAGAATTATCAAACTTACATTTATATGACTTTGGAATATTCATAGAATTAGCACCAGATGAAGAAGAAAAACAAATGTTAGAAAATAATATTCAAGTTGCAATACAAAAAAATGGGATTGATTTAGAAGATGCTATTGATATTAGAGAGATTAAAAATGTAAAACTTGCTAATCAATTATTAAAGATTAGAAGAAAAAAGAAATTTAGAGAAGATCAAGAAGCGCAACAGGAAAATATTAAAGTACAGGCTGATGCAAACGCGCAATCACAACAGGTTGCTGCACAAGCTGAAATAGAAAAACAAAAAGCATTAAATCAAAGTTTAATTGAGCTTGAAGAAAATAAAGTAAAACTTGAAAGTAAAAAACTTCAGCAAGAAAATATTTTGAAAAAAGATTTAATGAATCATGAATTCCAAATTAATATGAAGTTAAAGCAAATGGAGATTGATGCGTTAAATAAAAAAGAAACTAATAAAGAAGACCGTAAAGATGAAAGAACAAAAATTCAAGCATCACAGCAGTCTGAATTAATAGATCAAAGACAAAAAGGATCACCACCTAAAAAATTCGAATCTATAAGTGATAATATATTTGATGAGGATTTTAATGTAGGTGCATTAAATCCTATGTAATTTTTAATAACAAATAAATAATAATAAAATGGCAATAGTAAAAAATGATTGGACAGGTCAAATAATGGGATCTGTTTTTACAACATCTTCAAGCGATGCTATTAAACCCCCAACAGGATGTGTTTTTGTTGCGTTTACAGCTTTAACAGCGACAGATTTTGATAGTTCAGGTGGTTTGGTTGCAGAAACAGCTACGGTATACGCTAACACAGAAGATGCGGCTAATGATTTAGCTGCTGGATCTGAGACAAATTTAGAAGGTTCAGGTGGTGTTCAAATATCACAAACTAATGTAGATGTTCCAGCCGGTGTAACAATTTATGGTAGATATACTGAAATTGATGTAAATGCTGGGCAGATTATAGCATACATAGGAAAATAAAAAATTGTACGAGAGTACATTATGTTTAATTAATTATATAATATTATATTATGGCAAAAACAAAAACAAAAAAAGAGGTGGTTAAAAAAGCTACTGACGAAAAAGTTGAAGTGAAAGGAGCAACAAAAGATGGTAAATTAAAGGTTAAAGTAAAAAAACCTTCAATGAAATCCATGGAAATTAATAATGAACCTATTAAGGTTGATTTAAGTAAACCTATAAAAGAAGAAAAAAATGAGTCCATTCAAGAGTCAAAGACAGATGAGGTGGATGTTCATGAACAAACCACAAATAGCAAAGAAGTGGGTGATGAAAGCAAAAAGGTTGAAAACAAAGAAGAAATAGATGCACCTATTCTCGAAGAAATCACGAAAGAAAAAGTGGAAGAAGAAAAAACTGAATCAAAAGAAGATAAAGTTACAGAGACTGCAAAAGAAGTTGACAAAACAGTTGAAGCTTCTAAAGAAACTAGTGTTGATCTTCCTGAAAATATTCAAAAAGTTGTAGACTTTATGAGTGAAACGGGTGGTGATCTTAATGACTATGTAAAATTAAGTAGGGATTATGATAAGCTTGATGATAATGGATTGTTGAGAGAATATTATAATCAAACTAAACCTCATTTAAATACTGAAGAAGTTAACTTTTTAATTGAAGATAATTTTAAGTACGATGAAGAGACAGATGAGGAAATAGATATTAAGAGAAAGAAATTAGCGTTTAAAGAGCAAGTTGCCGACGCGAAATCCCATATGAACGGGTTAAAATCTAAGTATTATGAAGAAATCAAAGCAGGTGCCAAGTTGGCTCCAGAACAACAAAAAGCAATTGATTTTTTTAATAAACACAACAAGGAGCAGAAAGAGATTGATAAAGCAGCAGAAGAACAAAGGTCTATATTTCACAATAAAACCGATGAGGTTTTTAACAACAAATTCAAAGGTTTTGAATATAATGTTGGAGAAAAGAAATTTAGATTTAATGTAAAGGATGTAGATAAAACAAAAAGTGAACAAAGTGACATTAATAATTTTGTTAAAAAGTTTGTTAATAACAAACAACAAATAGAAAATGCCGCAGATTATCACAAATCTTTATTTACAGCCATGAATGCTGATGCTATCGCTAATCATTTTTACGAACAAGGAAAGGCGGATGGTGTTAAATCTAGCGTTGAAAACGCAAAGAATATAGACATGAAACCTAGACAAGGACATGAAACCGTACAAACCGGTGGCATAAAAGTAAAAGCAATTAGTGGTGATAATTCTAATAAGCTCCGATTTAAAATTAGAAATAAAAATTAAACTTTAAAATTAAAAGCAAATGGCAGCAATTAATCCGACGGCTGGATCGAATCTAAATTCAACCCCAGCCCCGACAAAGCAAACCCTTTCTAGTAACTATATTGATTTTACAACAAGTGCTACGGAAGGTTGGGCTCAACAATATCTACCTGATATTATAGAAAAAGAAGCTGAGGTATTCGGTAATCGAACTATCTCTGGTTTCCTTTCTCAAGTAGGTGCAGAAGAGTCTATGACCTCTGACAGAGTAATCTGGTCAGAACAAGGTCGATTACACTTATCTGTTACAGGTGTTTCAATAGCAAATGCTGGTACTATTACCGGCGCTAGTGATCATGGTGTAAGAGTTGGACAAACTATCGTATTATCTGATGGTGAGTCTAATCCTACTGTAACAAAATGTTATGTATCAGTAGCTGATAGTTCAGCAGGTACATTGACTGCGCTACCTTATTCCGTAGCAACTGTTGGAGCCGTTAGTGGTTTTGTTACTACTGACGACGACGGTGACGCTAGATGTTCTTTCTTCGTTTTTGGATCTGAATTCAAAAAAGGAGATAGTGGAATGACTAACGCAGTAACACCTCAACACAAAACGCACGTAAACAAACCAATTATCATCAAAGATAAATTTGAAGTTAGTGGTTCTGACGCGTCAGCGATTGGTTGGGTTGAGATTTCAGGTGAAGAAGGTCAAAATGGTTACCTATGGTATTTAAAAGCCGAGGGTGATACAAGAGCTAGATTCTCTGATTACTTAGAAATGGCATGTTTAGAAGGTGAACTTGGTGTTCCTGGTTCTTCAGCTGTAGACTCTTCATTGAGTGGTGCAGGTGCAGACTTTGGTACTGAAGGTTTATTCGCGGCTATCGAAGACAGAGGACATTATTCTTCTGGTATAGCTGGTACTAGTGCTTCAGATGATTTAGGATCTTTTGATAATATCCTTAAGAAATTTGATGGACAAGGTGCAATTGAAGAAAACATGTTATATTGTAATAGAACAGTATCTTTAGCAATTGATGATATGCTTGCGGCACAAAATTCTTATGGTGCAGGTGGTACTTCTTATGGGGTATTCAACAATGATGAGGATATGGCATTAAATTTAGGTTTCTCTGGTTTCAGAAGAGGTTCTTATGACTTCTACAAATCTGACTGGAAATATCTAAATGATGCTTCTTTAAGAGGTCAGGTTGACGGAGATTATGATGACGTTAGAGGCGTTATAATCCCAGCTGGTGTATCAACTGTTTACGATCAGTCTTTAGGTAAAAATATCAAAAGACCTTTCTTACACGTAAGATACCGAGCTTCTCAAGCTGATGATAGGAAACTTAAAACTTGGATCACTGGTTCAGTTGGTGGAAACATCACTTCTGATCTTGATGCAATGGAGGTTCATTACCTATCAGAAAGATGTTTAGTTGTTCAAGGAGCTAATAACTTCGTGTTACTTAACTAATACATTATTTATAAAGAGTTAGGTGCTTCGGCACCTAGCACTTTATTTTTTTTAAATTATTAAATTATATTATATTATGAAAACAACAAAAGAAAAGGCTCCGAAGAAAAAAAAAGATAGCGGTTCTAAAACGGAGTTTAAAATGCAACAGGTACCAGCTAATAAACCAATGTCTAAAGAAATAAAGGATGTTGATGTGGCAGCTGATAGTTGGGAAATTAAACACCGCACGTATTACTTAAAAGATGGTTTATCACCATTAAGTTATACAATAAAAAGTAGAGGAATTTATTGGTTTGATGCTGATAAGGGATATGAAAGAGAATTAAAATACGCAGTAAATCAACAAACCCCTTTTGTAGATGAATTTAAAGGAGATGCTAGATTAGGCCATGTTACGTTTTTAGATGGTGTATTAAGGGTGCCTCAAGAACAACAGACTCTACAAAAATTATTATCACTATATCATCCTCAGAAAGGAAGCTTGTATCATGAATTTGATCCAGTAGAAGAAGCAAAAGATGATTTACTTGATATAGAATATGAAATAGAAGCTTTAAATATAGCTAAAGATTTAGATATAGATTTAGCTGAAGCAGTACTTAGAGTTGATCAAGGTAACAAAGTAAGTCAAATGACATCTAAAGAAATAAAAAGAGATGTTTTACTTTATGCTAAGAAAAATCCTAATTTATTTATAGAATTAGTTAATGATGATAATGTTCAATTAAGAAATGTTGGTATCAAAGCTGCTGAAGCAGGGATATTAAAACTTTCTGGAGATAATAGAACTTTTCATTGGGGAAGTAATGATAGAAAAATCATGACGGTTCCATTTGATGAAAATCCATATTCAGCATTAGCTGCGTTCTTTAAAACAGATGATGGTATTGAAATATACCAAAATATAGAAAAACGATTAAAATAATTAATCACTTTATAGAGTAGTCATCTCTATGGGGTGACTACACTATAAACTAAAAAGAAATTATGTCAGTAAGTATAGATACAGTATATCAAAGGGTGTTAGCAATAGCAAATAAAGAACAAAGGGGTTATATTACACCTCAGGAATATAACTTATTGGCAAATCAGGCTCAATTAGAACTTTTCGAGCAATACTTCCACGATATTAATCAATTTGGAAGGGTCCCAGGAAACAATACAGAATATTCAGATATGGTTGATAGTATTAATGAAAAAATTAAACCATTTCAACAATACAGAACAGCAATGTCTGTATCATCTTCTAGTATCGGAACCTTATCCAGTGATATACATAAACTAGGTCAAGTCGTATACAACGAAGCAACCGCAACTGGATCAACAGCATCAACATTTTTATTAGAAATAGAAGAAGTTGAACCAGGTGAATTAGCACAATTAGAAATGTCACCATTAACAAGAGCTACAATAGAGAGACCTTATTTTGTAAGAAAAAGCACCACATTAATTAATTTATATCCAGCTGCAAGTTTTGTAAGTTCAGGTGCTGTTAATTACAATTGGGTTCAAAAGCCAACCGCTGTTGAATGGGCATATACTATTGTTAACGACCAATCGTTATATAGTTCAAGCTCAAGTACAGACTTTGAATTGCATGCTTCTGAAGAAACAAAATTAGTAATAAAAATATTAGAATTAGCTGGTATAGTTATAAAAGATCCTAGCTTATATCAATTAAGTGATAAAGAAGAAATAGAAACATTACAACAAGAAAAACAATAAATAAATGGCGTTATTATCAAAAACTCAAGAATCATATTATAATTTAAGTCAAAGTGCGTGGAGTACAGAACCCGATGGTAGTCAAACAACATTTACATTAACAACGGCATATTTTAGTACATTACCAACAGCTGAAACGCAATTTAATGTATATATTAACGATACTCAAATATCTAGTTCAAATTATACATATTCATCACCAACTTTAACATTTACCTCAACAGATTATAATTCTGACGTGCAAGAAACCGATGGTGCTCCTAAAAATGGGACAACCGTAAAGGTTCAACAAACAGAAACCGCAGAGGAATATGGTAATTATCAATTTATAAAATTAAAAGATATTATTAACAATTTCTTAATTGCTTATGTTGGTAAAGATAAAATTGTTCCAAAAGCATCAAGAGCAACGATTGCGTTTCACGCACAGCGAGCATTACAAGAATTAAGTTATGATACATTTAAATCAATTAAATCCCAAGAAATTGAAATACCGAGTTCACTAACTATGGCACTACCACATGATTATGTTAATTATGTAAAGGTAACCTGGTTAGAAAACGGAGGAATTGAACACGTGATGTATCCCGCTAGAAAAACTAGTAATCCATCAGCAATCCTACAAGATTCTAATTATAATTATGTGTTTGATGAAACCACGGGTAGTTTATTATACGCTAGTAATTCTAACACGTGGGAAAAATATAAAAATAATAAAACAGAAGATGCGACAGACGATAAAAGAAACAATGAAGATATAGCAGATTTAAACATTGGTCAACGTTATGGTGTAGAACCAGAGTTTTCACAAAATAATGGTAGTTTTTTTATCGACGAGAATAAAGGAAAAATATATTTTAGTTCTAATATGACATCAAAAACCATAACATTAAAATATATAAGTGATAGCTTAGGTACTGATGATGAAATGAGGGTACATAAACTCGCAGAAGAAGCAATGTATAAGTGGATTATATATGCAATTATGTCA